CACTCGTCGCCAATGGCGTCGATCTCCGCATCGCTGCGCACGAAATGCAGCGGAATGCCCAGCTTGGCCGCATCGGCCATGAATTCGCGCCGGACGCCCAGCGGGGCGATGATCAGGCCCATGATTGGCCGGCCACCAGTGCCGAGCAATTTTAGCTTCTGCAAAATGATGAAGACGATCAGCAGCTGCTGGATCGACTTGCCGAGCCCGAAGGCCTCGAACAGCGCGCGCCGGCCGCCCTCGATGGCCCAGCGGACGATGGCGCGCTGGTGCGGCTTGATCTCGTCCCCGGTGACCAAGTGCGTCGGGATTTCGTCGAGCGTGCAAGGCAGGCCCTCCGGCTGGGCCATGGGCGCCTTGGCTTCGAGGAATGCGCGGTATTGTGTGGAGAGGTTCATGCTGCCGCACCTCCGTCCATGGCAAACGCCGGCTGGTCATTGTCGATCGACAGCGCGAGCGCGCCGGGCTTGACCCAGATTTCCCGCGTCGAGAGGAAAAAGCTCTCGCCCATGTCGGCCAGGATCAGGGCTTCGCCGATCGTCTCGGCCATGCCGGTGGCGGCGTCGCCGGGCACCATGTTCCCGATCCACTCGCGCTTGGTCACGTCCGAACCCTGTTCCAGGTCGAACGGTGTCCGGCAGCGCCATTCCAGACCGAATTCAGTCTGCTCCTGGTAGAAAATCTCTTCGGGGTCGAAGAGCGCCTGGAGCGCGCCCAGATCGAGCGTGGTGAAGGGCCGGTGCCAAGTGCCATCCGTCGCGATGATCCGGCAGACGAGGCGATCCTCGGGCTTGGGCAGCAGGACCGGCTCGCCGGAGATCACCGCCTCGCGCGGATCAGCCACCGAGTTGAACCCGTTGTCGTGACAGGCCGAACCCGACACCGCATTGGCCGCGCGCTCCCATGGCACCACGCCATAGTGCCCGCCGGTCTGGTAATGCTCGCGGCGGGCATCGGCGACGCACGGCTGGCCGCCGGTAACGCTGTGCCCGCCGCCAGAGATCGTCCCGGTGGCTTCCTCGTAGGGCGTGACGCGCAGGATGTTCTGGTGCCGCTGGTTGCCCCAATTCGGCCGGGGATCTGCGACAGCAAACGCACCGTCACCCGTCGTGCTGGCGCCAATGACGGTGCGGCTGCTGCGATCATAAGGTGTCACTTGGTATTTGGTGCTCGCGTATTCCTGCGCAGCTGGGCGCGGATCAGCCACGGCGCCATCGCGCGAAGATGTGACGGCGATGGCCGGGCGATCGAACGGTACCACGCGGTAGACGTTCGAATGTGCTTTGCGACCCAAGCGTGGGTCCGCGATCGAGTGCGCACCGCCGCCTGGCGCAGATTGGCCCGATACGGTGCTGGCCGCCTCGCTCCAATCCTTGACGCCATACTGTTGATAGGTGGCGTTGGCGCCATCGGCCGGCCGGGGATCGGCCACGCTGAAAGCGCCGTTAGTCGGGAAGCTCTCGCCCGCAACTGTGCCGGCTGGGGCCGTCCAGTCCTTGACGCCGTACGTGGAAGAGCGCTCGCGGCCAAAATGACGGGGGTCAGCAACGCTATGCGCGCCATTCTGCGGCCGGCTGGCTCCCGCAACGACGCGGCTGGGATCGGTCCAACCACGCACACCCATCGATTCGTTGTGCCAGGTCTCGAGCGGACGAGGATCGGCGACAGAGAAGCGGCCCTGCCCGGGCGCGCGGTGGCTGGTGATCACCGGCGCGGTATCGGTCCAGGCGTTCACGCCGAGCGCGTTCTCGCGCAGCGACACTTCGGGAACGATGCCGAAATCGCGCAGGTTGCCGTCAACCACGGCCAAGTCGTTCAGCGCGCGCCAGTCCTTGCCGGCGGGCACCAGCGCGAGGCGAACCCAGGTCTTCCACTGGAGCGCCGGCACGCGGTGCATGGCCCCGGCAATCGGGTCGCCCGGCAGCGGCAGTTTGCCGATCACCTCGCCGACGCCGCGCAGCGGATAATGGCGCGGCTGGTAGACGAAGGGCGGAACCTTCTCCATGTGGCGGGCGATCAGCAGCGCGCGCTTGCGGCTCTGCGCCAGGTTGCCGATCACACCGCAATCGTGGGTGTCGATGTTGGTGCTGTAGCCATAGGCGCGGAACAGCGCCTGGATCTGATCGAGCAGCCATTTGCCGCGCGTCAGAATCCTGGGCACGTTCTCGAACAGAACAACCGGGATGGGGTTGTCCTTGTAGGCTTCCAGCATCAGCCAGACGCCGCGCAGCGTCAGGCGGTTGAGCGCCTGGTAGCGATCGGTCTTTGATTGCGTCGCGGACAGCAGCCCGGAGAAGCCCTTGCAGGGCGCCGACAGGAACGCGACATCGACCTCGGGCCCAAACACGCGCCGAATATCGTCGGGTGTGGCCTCTTCCCAATCGTTCGCCGGCTCACGGCCGTGCCAGGACATGTACTGCTCGCGGTCGAACAGGTCCATGACTGTGCCGGGCACGCCGGCGATGCGCGTGAAATTGGCGATGGCGCCCGGATCGACATCGATGCCGCCGACGCAGACGAAGCGCGCGGTGGTATTGCCGACGCGCGGCTTGGCGCGGTTAAAGCCCTTGGCGCCCCCGCCGACGCCGCAAAACAGGTGAGCGTGGCGAATGACGCGCACGCATGGTTCTTTGGGTGCGAGCCTCATGCCGGCCGCCCTTCCCGCGCCCGCGCGATCGTTTGAGCCAGTTCCGCAACCGTCATGCTGTCCTTGACCGTCCGGCCAGGCAGTTCGTGGCCGATCAACGTATCCTCAATGTCGCATTGGAGCGTGAGCAGGTGTACCGGCTGGATGATGCCAAGATCGACCAGCAGATCGCCAGGTTCGATCTTGCGCGGCTGCTCGATGTGGCGGCTGATGATCGCGATCAGGTCTTCGGTCAGAGACGGCGCGGTATCGCTCATCAGTTGCGGCTCCTGAAATTGGTGAGTGCCATGGCGCAGTCGAGGCAGACCTTTGGCGGCCGGCTGGGCACGTGCGGGCGGTGGCGGATCGGCCGCGTGCAAGCGGCGCAAGTGGTCAGAACGTCATCGACAAAGGGGGAAGCCTGCTCGGCCGGTGCGCACACGACGTAGTCGCATAGCTCTGCCTCTTCGTTGTCGATGACGCGGATGTTGAGTGGGCCGAGCGCGCGGGTGTCAGCCATGCGCCGCACCCCGATAAGCGCGCGGCCGGTAGGATTCGGGAAGCACGTCAAGCGGATGGGCGTTCAGCACCAAGTCTGCGCCCGGATAGACGAACTGGACATATTGGCTGTTGTGGCCAAGGCCCAAGGCAGGCTTGTCCATGACGGTGATCGCGTCCGGTTTTGGCTGGGATTTGGACAGCCTGGCCCGTGCGATCTTGAGGAACTCGCCGAAGGTCAAGCCTTCGAAGATATCGCTGCGCCAAGCATCAGCCAGAGCCTTGCCGCGCGTCGTGGCCAGAATGATTGCATCGCCGTAATGCCCAACCGAGACCTCAAAGCGGCGCAGAATGAAACCGGGAACGGCTGCGGTACTCATGACCAGAGCGTCCTTTCCACGAATTCCTGATCGACGATCGACGTGGCCCAAAAGAGCAACTGCGCGTCGTTGAGAGTGAGTTCCAGCGCCAGGGCGATGTCGGGCCGGGCGGCAGTGATGAACGGCTGGCCATCGCGCAGCACGTCGCTGCCGATGGCGGTGAAGTCGCCGCGGGGCGGCAGTGCGGCTGGTGTGGTGGCCATGTGCGCAGCCTCCCCTCAGACGCGCATGGGCATGACGACACAGCGGAATTCCGTGTCCTCGGGATCGGTGAACAGCGCGGGCGGCGAAGCGATGGTGTCGTCAGCCCAGGAGATCACGACCTCTTCACCCCGGAAGGACTTGACGACGTCGGCCAAATAGGCGCCGTTGAAGCCAACCGTCTGGCCGCCCTTCACCGTGTGCGAGCATTCCAGCGCCATGCCGGCGTGCCCGAACACCGGGCTTTCGATGGAGATCGCCACGGAAGCATCGCCGTTGAAGGTGAGGCGCAACGCCCGCATCCGCTCGTTGGAAAATGCGCTGACGGCATTGATGGCCTGGAGCAGCGCCTTGCGGTTGAACCGCGCCGATCGCGCAATCTCGCGCGGCACCACGCGATCGACATCGGGATAGGTACCGTCGATCAGCCTGCTGACGATCTCACCATCGACATTCCCGATCTTGCCGGTGACCGCGAAACGCCAGGCGGCCGGCTGCAGATCGAGCGTCGTCCCGTCCGGCTGGTTACGCAGCACCTTGGGCCCATAGGTCAGCCGCAGCGGGCCCTTGCACTTGTCGAACTTGCTCAACAGCATGTGCACGAACGCGCGCGGCAGGATCGTGAGGTCGGGCAGCGTCCCTTCCGCGTCCGGGAGCGGGATATCGACCATCTTGAGGACGTGGCCGTTGGTCGCCTGAAAGCGCCAGGTCCATTCCGCCACCTTCCGCACGGCGACACCGTTCAGGTAATAGCGAGTTTCCTCGGTCGAAATCGCGCCGGTCACCCGCGCGATGTGCGCGAGTTCCCCCGCGGAAATCGTTGCGGCCCATTCGATTTCGGCAATGGCATCGTCCGCCTGAAAGGCATCGGGATGCGCCGTCACCAAAGTGGCTTCCACCCCGCCGGAGACGATGGCGAGGTGGCTGTCCGGCTGGGGCTGCCCTTTGTCGCTCTCGTCCCTGAAAGGCGCGGGATCGGACTGCGCCAGGCTGACCGTGTCACCGCCCGTCGCGCAGAGCGCTGCGCGCACCAGGCGCGGCGACGGCAGCACGATCTGCGACGGATAACCCTCACAATCGATCGTGGCACGGGCGACCATGTCGAGATCGCTGCCATCGAGCGTGAAACGGCCATTGGCCTTGCCGCGCAGCTGCTTCAGATATGGGAGCGAACTGCGCCGTTCGCAGGCGGCTTGCGCGAAATCCATCGCGGCGAGAAGATCGCGGCGCTTGACTTGGAATGATGGGGCCGGTGCGCTGGCCATAACGTACAACTCCTGGTTGGCCGGCGGATCACGCCAGCGCGTATTGCTTGATCTCGAAGGGGTGGGGCGGCCAGCTGATGGTCCACACCGTGGGCGGCTTGCCGCCGCCAGAGGGCCAGGGCGCGTCGCCATCGGCCTTGGTATCGGCGCCGCAGAACAGGCGGACGTGGACTGGGCGGAAGCCGGTCACGAAGCCGTCATCGTTCATGATGATGCAATCGCGCGGCAGGCTGCCGGGGTTGTCTTGCCAGCCATCAACCATCGCGGTCGTCGTTGGCTTGATCGCTGCCGGCCTCGACAGCAGCGATCGGGTGGGACGGGCTTGCAGCCAGGGGTGCTGCCGAGGCTTGCCCTGGCGCGCAACGGGGCAGCACGGCCAGGGGCATAGGGGTGTGGCCGCGCCCGAGCAGGCGTTGCCAGAAGGTGGGACGACGCGCGGCGACGCGGGCATACCATTCGCTGGTGGGCATGACCTTGAACACGGGCGTATCGGCAACCGTGGCGCGGCGATCGCTGCGCGTGGTGGACACCGCGGTGTGAACGCGATCGGTCATGCCGGCACCGGAGCGGGCCGCTTGGCCTCAACTTCGCGGCCAGTGATGTCGGCGCCGGGCGTGACCTTGGTAAAAAGCGTTTCGGGAAAGCCGTGGTTGGCCCGCGAAGCGTTGACCTCCCGGAGCCCAAGGCCGCGTTCACCGTCAAAATCGACAATCGGCTGGCCGACCACTTCAACCGTGTACAGCCTGCCTACAACCAAGCGATCTGCTCGACCGGGAATGATGTGGTGAGTGACCTTCACGCACAATGCGCGGTCACCGGGATGCCAATCATCCATAGTGGATGGCCTTTCCGATCAGGTCTGCCGCGGCGGCGCAGAGCAGCGCGGCGGTGACGAATGCGGGGGTGGCGAGCAGCGCGGCGCGGCGCTGGCGGCGGGTGGTGGCGCCCAGGATGAGCGCGTCGAGCGCAGCCCAGTTCATGCGCGGGGCGCCACGCGCATGGCGCGGCGATCTGTTGCGCTACGGCGCGGCTGGGGCGTGGGATCGCGATAGATGGCGCCGGGGTCGCGGCTGCGCAGCGCGAGCTGGGCCAGGCGCAGATAGCGCCAGCCACGGCCCGTGGGATCGCGGTGCAGCAGGTGGATCGACATGTTTTCGGCGCGGGCCATGCGTTCGGCAGCGCGGAGCTCGTCGTCGCTGAACATGGCCCAGAGCGGCGCCAGGTCACGTCCGTTGGCGTCCTTTTCGGCGAACGCGGCGAGCATGCGGCGCTTGGCCGCCTCGGCGGCGCCGGGGACGCCACCATTGCCGATGCGATAGGTTTCGGAAACGGCGGCGATGACCGCCTCGGCCACCGGATGCAACGTACCCGCCGGACGGGCGGGCGCCGTCAAGGCTTGGGCCGTGGTCTG